ACCTTGGCGATTGCATCTTCGATAACTTTCGATTCCATGACGATTCCCTTTGTGATTACCGCTATGATAAAAGTAAAACTCAGGGGCGACTACTCGATTCGCAGGACAGACGTAACAAACTGCATACATGCCAAATTCTGCTTAATGACTATGGTGAAGCCGGACTCCTGGTTGCGTGAGGCGGCGAAATACAGTCGCGCAATGCCATCACGGGCCTCTTCTTCCGTCTTGTTGATGGAGATCATCAGGTCAACCGTCCGAACCTTGTTGAAGTCCTCTGCGACGTGTTCCGCTTTCACCACCGCCGCCTTATGACCCTCACGGTTGGCTTGCGTAGCTGTCAGCATTGCCACATTCTCTTCGAATGCAATCGCACGAAGATCCACATAGACCGACTTTGAGTTCTCGATGGTGTCCTGGGTGCGGTAGTTGGGCGCCATGATGTCAGCGTAGTCAACCACGATCAGATCGAACTTGGTGATCGGACGTACAGATCCATCAACATTGCGGCCTGGCGATTTGTAGCGCTCAATCAGCTTTCGCAGCATGTTGGGCGACATCGTGCCAGATGCGTATTCGTGAATAATCAGGCGACCAGCTTTCGCCATTGCCTCTTCGACCTTTTCGCGAACGCCGTGAATCTTGTCCGACAGCTCCTTCATCATGGTCGACGAAATACTCGCGTCCATGCGATCGGCAATAATGCCTGCGCCGACCTCAAGCGTGACGTACAGAACATTGAAGCCGGCCAGTGACGCGGCCTGCGCGAAGTTAATCAAAGCCACCGTTTTTCCAGCCTTCGCAATTCCCATGATCGTCGCCAGCTCTTTGCGACCCCAGCCCCGGTGATAGAGCATTTCGTCCATCTTGGCAATGCCGGTTGTGATGCCTTGCGGCGGTCGCTTGCCTGACACTTTGTCCAGACGCTCTGTCGTTCTGTCGTCGATGCGGGCGGCGTAATCGTAGCCGTCACCTTCTTCGTTTAGCCCAATGTCGATAGCTGCCTTCATCAGTGCGGTTATCTTGTCGAACTGCCGTCTATCGCGCAAATCAACAGACTTGAGCAGGGCCGCGCCTACCGCCTGATGTCTCACGAACTCAACCACCTTGTCCTCGACATACTCGCGATTTCTCAGCGCGTCATGCAAAATAACCTTGCGTTGCGCGACGACCAGCGGCAACACATCCTTGCGAATGATCTTTGCCGTAACGTCTTCGCGAATCGCCGCCGCCATCGCGACGTTATCCGGCACACAGCGGTATTTAGCAAAGTGACGCAGAGCAATATTCACCAGCGCGGCTTCGCCGGCGTTCTCGAAATAGTCTGGCTTGAGCAAGTGCGCCATGCGACGCATAAACTCGTCATCGCGACAGGCAAATGCCGCGATCTTGGTCTGAAAGTCGGCGTCAAACCCTTCGTCCATACTGAACGAGCCGACTGTCTCCGCCTCCACTTCTGCTTCCGTTGATGCCGCAACACCAGTGAAATTTTCGCCAATCATTTTTACGACGGATTCTTCCACCGTCGCGGGGCACATAACGCTCATATCAGTTTGTCTCGGCTGACGCTTGACGCGGCGCGAAGAATTCAGAAACGTCATGCTTGAACAGAACGCGAGTTCCGGTCTCAGTTATGACGCTGATGGTGTACTTGTCGGATGTCTTGATCTTGCCGACCACGCGCTCGCCGCTACTGGCCTTTTCAAAGGAAACGATCTGACCGGACGCTTCTAGCGCCTTGAGAAAAGCCTCATGACCTTTCGGTGCATTTGCGCTCTTGAGAGGTTTGCGCGTTACGGCAGGACGATGAAGTGTTCCTTCGATCTGACGGGCATAGGCTTGTTGGTCGGCGCGAATTTGATCTTGCTGCATGAGAATTCTCCTTGTGAATTGAATCAAATTAAAAGCATTGAATCGAAAGTGAAACACCGTCACATTATAGTCAGTAATGACTTATCTAATCAGGCAACCGAACCTCATTTATTGCCATATTCACCACTCTCGCGTCAAAGTGTCGCAACGCTTCCTCAACTCTCACTACGTCGTATAGATAGAGCGCAGCATGAAGCGAATATTGCGGCACGTTGCGCGACTTGACTTGACCGATGACGAAAGCCTCGTGCGCCTGCTGATCTCTACTACCAGTGAAGTTTGACACGCGATAATAGAGGTCGCTCGCGACCTGCATGGAAACCTGACATTGCTCTTCCCACGCCAGCATTGCTGAAGCAATAAGATCCTCATTATTCATGATTTGCGAGGGGCGCGGCGGGTACACCTTGCCGTCACCGATCATCTTGCGCAGCCAGGACATCGCAAAGCTCAGAAAGAAGTCATAGCGCATACCCATCCTGTCGCACAGTTGACGCATACGCCAGAACGAGAGCTTCTCCTTCGCTTCCAAAAAGTCGTGCTGCTTGATTGCCCGAACGTATGGGGCCGTCTCGGCGTTGATTGCCTTGCGACAGAAGTCGCGGTAGGCATCGGTGTAGCATTTCACAAAGTAATAGGTCGCCTGCATAGGGTGTAGCCGGCGATAGTCGAACCACTTGACACTCATCAGCTCCGCTTCTTTGGCGAGATCCTTCTGTGGTATATTTTGAATTGAGAGAACTTCGTAATTCAGAAAGCCGAGACTCCCTCCATAAAAGCTCCCCAACCATGTAGGTCTTTGGGTCATTCCGTGCGTTTCGCAAATAGTAAATAGTGATCTTATTATAGACAGTATTAACTTATAGCGTTAAGCGTCGGAATGCCCAAGTCGACCCAAGTCAGCCCAAGTCAGTAGCGAATAGGGGCGTCGGCCCCAAGACCCTGCTCATAAGCTTCAACCACCTCCTGAACTAAGCCGCAGCGCACCACATCGCGTCGCGTGAATTGAATAATCTTGAGCGACGAAATGTAGGACAGACGGCTCACAGCGTCCTCAAGCCCACACATACCGGAAATGTCTTTCTGCTGAATATCGCCATTGACGATCATCTTGCAGTTCTCGCCCATGCGCGTGAGAAACATACGCATCTGCGCCGGCGTGGTGTTTTGACTCTCATCCAAGATGACCCAGGCATTCTTGAACGTGCGACCGCGCATGTAAGCCAGTGGCGCCGCCTCGATCTTGCCAACCTTGATGAGATAGTCCACATAGGTCTTGCCGAGACGCTCGTTAAGCACATCGCGAAACGGCGCTAAAAAAGGTTCGAACTTTTCTTCAAGTTCGCCAGGTAAAAAGCCTAAACTTTCACCCGCTTCCACCACAGGGCGAGTGATGATGATTTTGTCGATCTGCTTATTGTCGAGTGCCTCTGCCGCCATTGCGCCGCAGATATATGTCTTGCCGGTGCCTGCCGGCCCTGTCGCGAACACCAGAGGGGAGGACTTGATTGCGCTCATGTAGCGATGCTGAGAGTCGGTTCGTGCCTTCAGTTGCTCTACCGGCTTCTTGGTAACTATCTCAACTTCCTGAGATGCTTGCAAAAAGAACTCTTCTGCCGTGTTCTTACTTTCGCGTTGTCTTGGTTTTGCGCCCCGTGCGCCACCCTTACTTCTGCTCATGTAGATTCCGCTCTCTGGTGGTTGATGGAGCCATAAGTGTAACCCACTCGTGACCCCTTCACCATATAAGAAAACTATAATTAAGTCATGAGCGCCTTTGCAACCGAAGCGTCCTGTTCGGATGAGTTGCGGTGATACCATTTGCCGCCCGATACCGCAAAGTCTGTCACTGGCACATAGTCGAAATTGGTGGTGCGAGTGTGTGTGTCGATGTTAATAATGGCAAAGCCCATGTGCCATTTTTCGCCCTCGCAATACGAGGCGCTGCGACGATGACCACAACCCATCTGGTGCCATTCATATGCGCCATAGATCGGGCTAAACATGCCCCACACCTCATGTCGATGGTGATGACCGTTGACGCCTGGCAAGCCCATATTTCGCGCATGTGGAAAGTGGTGCATGACCAACGTGTCCCAATACACCTTGTAGTTATTTGCCAACTCCTTTTCGAAGTCGCGCTTCGTCCAAGCGGCCAGGTCTGCTTTCGCAATGTAATTGATCTCGAACTCGTCAAGGCCCAGAAGTTTGCCTACTGTGAAGTCGTGCAAATCAGACAGCACAGCCCTCATGGCAGGCGTTGCGTCGGCAAGATGACGCAACATTCGGGCTTCATGGTTGCCTTCTTCGAAGTCCATCTGCGCATTGGGACAGACTTCGCGCAATGGTCTAAAAATGTTGTCATGCGTATGCTTGATGCGCCCGACCACATCCCACTCGCGAGGATCGACGCTGTACTTGCCAAATTCGGGAAGGTCAAACACATCACCGACGAAGTTGATGGCGTCAGGCTGAACCCGTTTACAGGTGTCAATCAGAACGCGCAGGAAGAATGGGTCGACTTCAACGTCATGCAGATCGGAGCAGGCAATAATGGTTTTGAAGCGGTTACTGTTTTCGCGCAGGTATTTGTCACCGTAGTCCATGCGCTCGACGCTCATGCGCCGGTAATGGTCTACCGAGGCGTGTTTCGCAACGTTGCGCTCCATGCTGTGCTGCTGTCGCGAGAGCTTGATGCCAGCCTGGCGCTTGAACTCTTCGAAAGTTCCGAAGTAGCGGTTCCATGTCGATTCGGAGATATGCGAATGGTTGCGGAAGTAGTTGCGCGTCACGATCTGTTCAGTGTCAATCTCCGCGATGCGGCGCAGTTCCGCGATGCAGTCCTCGACTCCCCAGGATTCCATGAATTTTGAAGCATCCTCGGACATGGGAATATCCGTGATCGGTGAGCGCATGATGATCTTTGGCGCACTTGGGTCGTTCTTTGTCAGCGTTCGCAGAAAACCCGCCTTGTTGCGAACCGTCTTGATGCTTATATCGAGCGCCTTAGCTACATCGGCGATTGATGGATAATTGTCCGTGTCGTTGTAGATTTCGATGAACGTGATTATATCTGACCCAATTGCCATGTGCTTAACTCCGTACTTTAAATGGTGTTTTAGTGGCGGTGAACATGAGTTTGCGGAGTCTATCGACATCGCAAGAGGCGAAAAAGTAACACGTCCTTTAGAGCGGGGAACGGTTACCAGCGCCGAAACGCATGATTAGTAATAGACGTACTTGTCCAAGGCCACCGTTTCGGTAAGCCCCTGTGCGTCCGTCATTATCACTTCGTAATAGTATGTGCCATCAGCTTGTGTTGCCTGAGTCTGCGTTGGGGCAAATGTGACTTGACCATTTGTGGCGGGTGATACGATTGTTCCAACCAGAGAATACAATAAATTGGTGCCGAGCGAGGCGGGCGCTTTATCGGTGGTGACGTTCATCACGAAACTACACCCCGTGATGTCGATAGGCAAACTGGTTGACGAGCTGATGATTGTCAGCAAGTCTTTGTGGGTGTTTCCACGGCGGCGTTGAATAGTTGACATGAGTGCTCCTAAATAATGGCGGTAGATTGTGCATCAGGCGCATAAGCAGCGATAGCGCCGTCACTGGAATAAATGGCGGATATCGAAGTATCGTTGGTTACGGCGACTATCGGATCAGTATTTACCACAGCAGAGACGGATATGTCATTGATCGTCCCAATAGCGTCGTGAACCAGAATGCTTCCGCCACCAAGTCTCGGGTGGGTGATTAAATCCCAAGCCGTGCCAGCGGCCAAGCTGGATGCTGCAAGCAGATTAGTCCACGCGCTCATTGTGTGTACGCCCACACCGCTGTGGCAATGTCCGCAGGTGTTGCTCCGCCAGCACCAATACTGGTAACTGCGTATGCGGCAGATTGTGTGCGTTCAATATATGCCCCTGGTACTGGGTTGATCGCGCAGTCCAAGTTGCCACCGCGTATAACCCAATTACCCGCCGGAAATTGAAGCGTCCATCCATTGACAAAAGCAATGGCGGGGAACACCGCCCCGCCACCCAGGCTGACTTCTTTATACGTATGGATGGCGGGATAGATTATAGCATCTGCCCCAACCTCAATATCGCGCAGCGCGAGGTGAAACGCCACCATATCTGTAATGGAGGCGTCCGAATGCACTATCCGGCCCGCAAAGTCTACCGTAAGAGACATTTTATGCCTTAAACGTCAGCGTTTCGAATAGCGTTTACCGAGCCGCCAGTAACAGTTACCGGGAACGTGGTCTCGAAAGGCACAATTGGCGATGCCCCGCCATTACGAACACGGACGCGCGCAGTAAAATCGGCCACATAGTTAAATGTCCCGCTCGATTCCGATGTTTGCGAGGTCTGCTTGTCGATATAAGGGAACCATACCGCTGCCGCAGAGTATCCACCAGACGGAATCGCGGGCGACAGCCCAGACACGGTTGTGCCCGATATTCCGGTATAGGTATGCGGGTTATTCGCAATGCGAATGTACCCTGCGCCAGTAGCGACATCACCCGCAGGAGCGCCGGATAGCGTTAGCGTGGTGCTAGAGGCGCTTCCTGTTCCTGTGATGCCGGTGGTTGTACTAAACCCGCCAGAGCCATTGTCTTTACCTATGAGGATATAGTCAGTGGCCAGCAAATTACCGGCGGATACCGAGATAACATTTGGTGGTACAACGGGAGTTCCATCGTCGCTTATCAGTTGGTACGCCTGTAAATCCGCGCTGTTCAGGCTATTCACATCTATCCACCACCCTTGAGCAACGAAGAACTTACCGCCGGATAGCTTGCCAAATGGCGCTTCTTGGATATCATTATAGGCCGCATCCAATTTCCGATATTGCCACCCCGCTTTACCATTCAGCGTGGCCGTGCTGTTTTCATGGCAAGCCCACTGCAAAGCCTGATACACCTCAGTCAGTCGCAATGCGCCCGTCCAAGAAATCGTGCCTTTATATTGCTTGGTCACGTTTCCTAATGTTTTAGTAACCGTGCCGAAGTTAAGCGTTACAACACCCGCTGGCGTTGTAGAGGTAACGGTATTTGCGCCACCAGTATAATTTCCAACAAGCCTGGAGATATTGCCGTCAGCCGACACCGACAATGCAGCAACCTGTTCGGAACCGGCAGAACAGTCCACGTCGAAGTGGCTGAATGCATAACCCCACTCTCTGGATAGTACGGTAACAATGCCAGAGTTGATTAGAGCGCCTGCCGTCTTGACCTTAAACAACGCCCTAATCGGCCCGGCAGGCCACCACTTGGTGCCAGAATTGTACTTGGCACCGTTCTGGACAACGTAGTGACTACGGCCAGTCAGACCAGAACCGATGGTATTGATGCCGGTATATAGTTCTGCCCCGCTTCCTTGCTCGATGGAACCAAAGTTAAAGCGTTGGCTTGTTAAGTCGTCAATGTTAATGCCATTCAAGAGCGTTAGCGCTGACGGCCTGAGAGTATTGCGCTTACCAGCAAGTTCCGATGGTACAGCACCTAAGATAGAGACGTTATCGTCGGCTGTTACGTTCGGATTACCAGCGAGAGATTGCAACCACGCATGTAGATCGAGCACCGAATAAACGGACGTTCCTGCTACACTGCGTAAGTCTCCACTTGTTGATATGCTAAAATCTGTTGCGGCTATAGACATAACGTTTTCTCCTAATCAAGTTGTTGTTCGATATACAGACTGGCTGATCCTATAGTAGCCATCTGACGTGTTTCGTATGGTTTATAGTAAGGTGCAGTTGATCCTTGGCGAATCTTGATCCGTAGATCGTTCTTCGGATCGCCGGATTGATACACCCCTAAATTTATGAGCTGCGTCGCGCTTGCTGCAATCCCGAAGAACAGTTGCTGACCCGTGCTGTAAGCCTCAACGGATATTGCGGAACCCACTACCAGATTGGTTAGTGTCAACGCAAAATTTCCAATAGAGTCTGTAGGAAGACGCCCGTTTGAGACAGCTACCCCTCCTCCAACAGTAAATGGCCCCCTGGTGCTTGGAACTGATAGCGCGTTCGCGTAACTAGAGTTCATCGGGGCGAATACAGCGTTAGCCATTACGCAAGACTCATATCGGGGTCGATAAACAGCACTTGCTGCACATTGGTTACTGATGTCCCAATATGCACCTGAGCAATGATCTCGCAACCAGAAGCCATGTCATGCCCCGCTGAAGTGCTTAGCACGAATTTATACCTGTCAAAGTTGATCGTTCCGCCAGATATCCACGTCGCCTTGGTCCCATTCCACGTAGACCATCCAGTGTTCGTCGATGGCGTTAATGCTGAGGCAGGGAAAATCTGGCGAGTCGTTAAGTACACGGCCCGTCCACTGGTATCGGTGTATGTCAACTCTGCCCAAAGATTGCTGGTATCAATCCCAGACAGGGTGTCGTTTAGCAGATATTCCAGGGTAATTGTTCTTGCCCCATTGGCGAGCGAATTGATCTTCGATATGCGTGGGCTAGAGTGAGGTCTACCTGTTGATGTTTGGCCTGGAATTGTGCTGGCGAGGAATTTAATGCTCCACGGGGTCACCCCGTCGAGCAACGTAGCGCTCAATGTCGGGAATCCTAACCCAGAAATCCAATCGCTCTTTCCGCGTATGGTGTTTATTTGGAAATCTCTGGTTGCAGCACTAGAAAATATCGATACAGTTCGGTAGAGGGTATTATTATTACCATTTGCATATGCTGATGCGACTGGATCAAACGCAAAAGCATTACCAAGATCGGCATTGATAATCAAGATATTGCCAGTACCTATACCGCTAGAACTTTTTATTGATTTAGAGCCTACAAGGCTGTTGATAACCTTAATCCCATTAATGACTAGATCATTAGCTGTATTACTAGAACAGTTTATCAGTCCTGTGTGCGGTGCAGTCGCCCCCGAATTGTCAAACACAAGGTTGCGGATCGTTGCTGAGCAGTAAGAAGTTCCCAAATCGTATATGTTATTGGACGTATTGCTGGACGACATAAAAATGTCTTCAAACATAACACCGGCACCCGCATCTGCCGAGTTGGAAACGGCTAATTGCGCCCAGGCGCCAGTGTTGCTTTGGTAATCATTATAGAACCCGACTCCTTTCGCATAACAATTATTCGAAAAAGTCCATGCAAAATATGTACCATTCGTAATAGCTGAGTTTGTGTTATGAAATTGTAAATTAGGTAGCCCTGTTGAATTTACTTTCCCGATAATCCTTGTAGCTTTGTGAGCAATCAGGGAAAGTGAGTTGGCTAGGTTAGTATCGGACGACCAATTAACTCTGAACACTGGATCGGGCGCGTCAGCATTCCAAGATGGAACATTAGTCCCATCATCAAAAATGATATTTGTCGGGAGCGCTGCCGTGCTAAAAGTTGTCGGGGGGGTTAAATAGTAATTTGCGTTGTAGCAATACAGAATTTTATTAGAGCGCACATAAACGTTGTCTCCAGGGGACACCGCCCCAAGAAAAGGTTGTGTTGCCCCGAATAATCCGTAGGTTGCAACAGCAATGGCGCTTGGCCACATGACATAAGTATTAAATAGCCACCCCCACGCGCCGGATGCCCCGCCCGCAAACTGTACTACAGTAGGCGCGGTGCCCCACCCTGACGAAGAAATCGCCATATAACTGTTGTTTGCGTAGTTCGAGTTGATGCTACCCTGGCGGGTCATGATATTAACGACTGATCCGCTTGCAGATGCAAATATAATGTTGCGCAATTGCGTGAGCGTTGCCGAGACATTCGCACCAACCGCACCAGTTGCAGCATTAAGCGCGGTCGCAATATTCGTCGCCTGGGTATTAACGTCTGATCCTACGTTAAACTGTGTAGACGTGGCGCCGGAAGAAACCGCAGTCAGCGTTACCCCCGCAATGGTTATGGTATTCCCTGCGGCGGCTACAGCATTTATGGTCAACGAAGCCAGTGCAGGGGTTGCCTTTCCCGTAGCAAGGCCGTCCCCATCTTGAGCAACGCCCCAAGCAGGCATTGCTATACTCGGATTGCCATTCGTGCTTGTCAGTGTCGTGCTCGATAAGGTAAACGAGTTATTGAGGTTATAGGTTCCAGTTCCTCCTTGCCCCGTACCAAGAGACGTAATGAATGTATTTGCAGGCACACCGGCACCAGTTACAGCCGAACCAATACCGATAACACCAGATGTCACCGAGGACACGGTTAAGGTATAGTTAGAAACAGAGCCAGTAAAGGATGCGTTGATGGCATACAGATAATGGTCGAGATACTTGTTAGCCATTTAGGATCGTCTCCATATCTGTCTTGGTTATGAGACCAAGAGCGACATATAACGACAGAATCTGAGAGATGGACGCATCATCCAGGTTAATTTCAGAAGCCGCTTTGAAATCTTCTAGCCCCGATCTTATATCTCGCTTCTGATCTGCAGTCAGTAGTGTGCTAGATTCGAACGTAGCATTGAATTCGTCCACATAAGGGCGTGCTGCATCAGGGAATAGCCGTCTAAACTCCAGTTTCGATAATATGCGTCTCCCGCCGTATACGAGCTGGGGCGTTTGCGCTGCCGGCGCGTCGATAACTTCGGCGTAATCAAACGACGAGAATGGAAACAAGTCCAACTCAGTAAGGCTTTGAGCCTCAAAGCGATACTCTTCTTTTCCAGACGCTTTATTTGTGACCGAGAATATGGGCATTATTCAAATTCCTTGTTACGAGCCACGCTGGTATCTCCATACCCATTGCCAAATTATCCACGCCAGCTCGGTGTGCTTGTCCTGGTAGGCACAGCACACGCAGTCCGCTGGCTGCGTATTCAGGTCGTGCTGGGCGGCAAACAAAACAAATTCTTGTCGCATTGTAGTTTAGCAATCGAGTGTCAAAATGCGAAGCGCCGCCTACGCACCGACACCAAGCCCTGGCGAAGAAAGGGCGGCACCGGCGGTAAGAACAAGCGTAAGCAGCATAAGCCTGCTTTCTGTCGAACTACTGCTGTTTATTGCTTCGCGGCAATGGCGTTGGTGGGATTGGCCTTAAAGACGCCGGCGGAGCGCAGACCATTCACGACGGTCGTGGCGACCGTCATCAGAGCCGGAATCATGGGCTGAACGTCGCCGACGACAGCCTCGACCAGCGTCACGGCAGCGTCAAACTTTTGCTTGCCAGTGCTTTCAGGCATCAGTTGCTCAACGGCGTGAATGGAAGAAATCATGGTTTGGATCAAAAGCAGGTAGTTCATGTGATGCTCCTTGGTTGTGGTTAGTTGATGCACTTGATAAAAACATTCAGGCCGGACAATTCACCCCATAATGGTTCCGCTGCTCCAGACTGATTCTGGTCTGGAGGCGTCTGGTTCGCTTCGTCCTTGTCCGGGTCCAGACTCGTTGTTGCGAACGGGTTCTGTATTTGTCGCCTTTCCGCCGTTTTCAGTAGAAACGATAGACTCAGGCTGCATTTGTTGAGTGGCTTCGGCTGCATCTGCACTTGCTTTTCCGAACCCGACAGATTTAGAGGTTGCGAGGGTGAGGTAGCCATTCCACACGAAGCCAATAGTGGAAAAAGCGCCAGCGATAGAAACAATGTCCTCGTGCGTAAGTACGACTCCCTTGTGTGCGAGCAGGGCTGCGCCGACCGTGAGAACGCCGATGATTGCGTTGCCTGACTGCTGACGGTTCTTCCAAACGGCAGAGTCAGTAAGTTGAGAGCCGTAACGCATGGCTTGAAAAAATAGTTTGAAGTATTCCATTTCATCATTTCCTTTACGGATAAAACACACGATGACCGGAGCGTGGGGCCACGATCTGAACGTGACTCCATCCCTTTGTGCTGCTTGGATGTTCGAGCCACAGCCCAAGATCGGCCAACTTGGTCTGATTATTCATGCACCAATTGTCGATGTCGCCGTGCGGATCAAATATGTCGCTTGCCTGACAGGTTGTGTGGTTTGAATACAGCGCCGCGCCAAAGGTCGTCTGATTGACAATTTTTGGACGCCAGCCGCTCGTCAATTGAGACTTGGTGATCGGGTTTACAGAAACGTCAATGCCATCAGATTCAAGCGCAGCTATCAAGGCATTGGTGCGCTTAACTGTCTCTTCGGCATTGGCTCGAAGCTCGGCAGTCAGCTCGTTACTGAACTGGACATCGCGACCCATGTAATATTCTGCGACGGTAATCATTACGGCTTCGCTCCAGTAACAATGTGAATCAAGTTACTGCCCATATACAGCACGCCAGCGCCGAGAACTGCCCAGGCCATCTTGACTGCCCTTGCGTAGGCTTCAAATGCCGTTTCTTGCCTGATATGCGCCTTTTCGAGTTCGCCAATTCGATTTTCATCGCGCTCGATACGCGTCATGATGCGTTCCATCGCCAAGACTGTCGTTTGGTGCTTTTCTTCCAGCACCGCAAGACGCGTGACTGCATCGGCAATCTTTCCCATGCTGCTCTTGATGTCACTGATGTCGCCTTGCAAAATATCAATTTGACCATTCAGCGCGTCACTTTCTTTCGCATGGTGACAGGAGTCACAGTCTTTCTCAGTCATCTGATTCTCGTTGCGGTAAGTTGCCAACATGATAAACGCTTTTCCTATAAAGATCAATCAGCAATGACTTAACTATCAACCAAAACCAAACCAGCGTCACAGACTCGCGCGGCGGTCTTCATCACTTCTTCCGGCGTTGCGTCACAATTTAGCTTGACGCCCGCCAGACTCAGAACAGCTTGGGCAAATTCGGCACATTGCCACACATCGTTTTTGATTGGCATGTGCAAAAACGCCTTAATTGCGTCGAGACGGCTGTACTTGTCTCCGACGTGTTTCAGGGCAAATGATTCAGCCGCGTCATTCCATAAGGCACCAGTAGGTTGCCAGTAAAATGGGGTTTCGCGCGATAGTGGGTAGATTCTGACGCCCGATGTAACCGCTTCTAGCACGAACACGCGACCGCCAATCACCCATGCTACGCCCACATGAGAGTAGGTCGAATTGGTGAACGCACGCACGATGCGACACTGAAAACAGGTGCCTGCCCACGCGAGCAGGTCACCCGATTTTATTTTGTTACGAACTTCAGCGTACTCCATCTGATCTTGCTCCAAGAAATCCCGGTCTTTAAGATGAACTTCTATGTAGTTTCTGCCATTTCTGGCGCTCGTCTGGTAATTGCTAACGCCGCATTACCAAATCACAGCCTGTACATCGGATACTGTAGTCGCAGCAAGAATAGCGGCTTTTTGTGTCTGCAAATGCTGGAATGCCGCCGCACCTTGTGTGCCGAGAGTCTGCGCCAGCCCTTGCATGTCCGCATAGGTGAACGGCACTTGCGTGTTGTCGAGTGACACCCAATAGAAGCCGGACGGCGCCGTCTGTGTCGCGCCGAAAGCCAAGAGCATGTTTTGCAGGTTCGATACACTGCCCGAATCAGCCTGGTACGTCTTGGTCACGCCGCCCTTGCTGGTGTAGCTCACTGGCCGCTGGATGGCCTGCTGGTAGGCTGTATAGAGCGTGGCAATCTGCGCGGACCGTGCTTGTGCGAGAAGCTGCGCGGCAGTCGGCGCGGGGGGCGTGTAGGGCCGCAACGTCGCTGGCGTATTTAGCATCAGGCCATTCGCTGTTATGAAGGAATAAACCTCGTTATCTTCCTTGACAACTACATCATCCTCGAAGGCCCAAAGTTGTGATGTTGCTGTATCTTGAAATGTTTGCATTTTACGACACCTCCACCCAGCTATAGACTGTATTGACTCCGTAAATTCCATTATTTACAGATGCAAGCTCATAAGTGGCATTTGGAGGGACAATGGATGCAACAGTGCAAGACTGGGTATTTGTTGCCGCGCTTGATCCATAAACGCTGATTCCACCCACTGCTAACATTAGCGCATCTCCTGCATTTAAGACGGAACCTGAGCATTGAACTGAAATCGCCCGAGAAGAGGAATTGGTGTATACAACTCCTACTGACCTTGAAGTTGTGAGATTTTTAATAGTCGCGCCGGAAATAGACTGCCCATAGTTGACCGCTTGATTCGCTGCTGTTGCGTTGGGGACTAGAACGCCAGCGTTACTCATTAAATCTAGTGAGTTACTACCTGCGCGAATAAACGGCCCATTTGGCCCAAGTCCAGCGGTTAGAATTCGTGAATCAATAGAACTATACGACACGCCTGCCGTCGGAGTCTTGGCTTGCAGCAACATAACTTGATCGATATCATAATTAGCGGGAAGCGAGGTAACGTTTTGTATTACTGCTAACCCGCTAAAATTCGCGCTTATTGATGCGTTACTAAGTTGCCCTAAATTCACTGCTTGCCCACTTTGTGTCGCGGCAGCAACAAATGTTTGACCGGCAGTAGTGCAACGCCAATTACTGGTATCCCAAACCATTTCAATATACTGGAGAGAGTTGGCGATAGTCAACGCATAACTTGTGCTCCCGTCTGGGAAGGCAAGAAAAGGGCTGCCGCTTGTTACGTTGGTCTTTGTAGTAGCTGGATATCCGCAACCATACACACGAACCCGTTGGCCGGTGAATGCCCCTGGGTTGACAGTGATCGTTCCCGCAGCCGAAAAACTTGTGAAAACCAGAGTATTAAACGCGGTTGGTGTAACTGTGCCGCTCGTTGAGAAACTCAAAATTTGCGTTCCAGCCTGCGCCCAATTTACTGCTTGATTACTTGCCGTTGCGTTGGGGACTACTAGGGGATTCGTAAAAGCCGGTGCAGTATTTTGAAATATCAGTGACGAACCACCCGTCACGTCGTATTCACCATTGCCGCGCGAAATAAGCTCAATCCAGCCACCAGCTACGACCGCAAACGACGTGGGGCCAGTCGTTGAATTTAAGCCAAGCTGCGGGGCATAAATGTACTGATTGCTGTTCGACGCGACGGTGAAGCCCTGAGCACCGCTCGCAAACAACACTACTTTGCTTCCCGATGGCGGGTTCGTTGTTGGAAGCGTAACTGTTGCGCCTCCACGAACTTGAACTATGCCACCCCAACAAGTAGACGGCAACGTTCCGGTTGCAAAGTCGGCGATGACTTGGTTATAACTGCCAAGCTGTGAAAGGTTCACCGCCTGATTAGATAAAGTGGCATTCGCAACCGCAAACGTCTGTGATGCATCTCCCGCAAGTTTCGCCTTCTTGGCATCAAGCTCATTGATCGCATTCTGCACAGTCGTTGAAGTGATGTTTCCGGCTGGCACGTTGGAGATGGACGCAGACGTGAGATCGCTGGTCATCGCGACCGTGCCGTCCTTGTCAGGCATCGTCCAAGTGCGTGCCGCAGTCGCGGCAGTGGTGAACCAACTTGTGACCGTATTGGCGGCGTTGCGAAGATTCAATTTGAACAGCGTCAGTCCAGCGTAGCCGTTAGATGCATCTTTACCAGAGGTGTCCTGTTTGGCATTTAGAGCGGTCTGCTGTGCGGTGGAGATAGGCTTGTTGATATCACTTACGTCATCGACGTTGCTCAACCCAACATCACTCTTTGTTAGCACTACCGCGCCCTGACGCCCCGCCACGCTCGTCACTTGATCCGTCGAATCAATCTTGTCCCAATCTGTACCGTTGAAGATCATTGAGTCGCCGATTGAGAACTGGGTTCCGCCCATAGTGCCAGCAACGGAAATTTTGTAGTAGTTGCCAAGCGCCGGAGAGGAAGGATAAGCGCCTGATGACGCATCCCAAGACCCACGATAGACTAGAGACCCCGTAACCGTCGCCTGAGCCGTCATCGCCCAATGCTTCGCGGAGTATTTCCCGCTCTCTACCTGCACATTAAGGTCAGCATCTGCCCATTGAGCTGCCTTATTTTGACTCGCGGTAGCAGAAGTGGCAGAAGTTGCCGCCGAAGTGGCAGAAGCGGCAGCATTTCCGGCTTGCGTGGTTGCTGTCGCAGCGCTTGTCGTCGCTGTCGATGCCGATGCGGTAGCGCTTGTTGCCGAGCTTGCAGCGCTTGTCTGACTCGCGGCAGCAGCGGCAGCCGAGTTATTTGCGCTAGTCGCTGACGTTGACGCCGCTGTCGCCGACGATGACGCATTCGTAGCTTGCGTAGTGGCCGTCGTTGCAGATGTAGCTGCCGACGACGCGGAGACGGCAGCGTTTGCTGCGCTTACGGCAGCAGCGCCAACGGAGTCGTTCTGCAATAGCAATTGCCAGTAAATTGGGTTTGTAGATGGCTCGTCTCCAAGCGTCATCTGCGTGGCGATGTAAAGATTATGGTCAATTGGGGACATAACCACTTCATTCGGGTTATATGTCGTCGCGCCATTCCACGTTCCGCGAGCAACTATTCCAACATCGCCTTTTCGTGCGCTCATCATCCAGTTAGCACTCGGCGGAACGCTATTGACGGATTGCGTGACAGCGATGTAAGAGTCTCCGTCATAGCTAACCACGTCATTGACGTTGTAGGTTGCGTTCGAAGACCATGAGCCGCGCGGATTAAAGCCCGAAGAAACCGGGTTAGCTGTTGCAATATAGACAGAAGCCAGTGCGACGATTGCATTCGCCACAGATGCGCTTGCGATAATCCTGTCACCAGCGATCATATTGATCGGCTTGGGCCACACAAACATAGCACCGGCAGCCAAACTTGCTACATCGCTCGTGATTGGCGTGGTCAAGCCGGAGGCTTGTGAGAACAGCTTGATTTTGAACGTCGCAGTTGCGCCGCTAGTGTTCGATAGAACAAGACCATGCACGGAGCCGCTCTGAGTGGGCGGACAAACGTAAATGTCCTGATCGCTCAAACCTAGGGGGATTGCCTTTTCGAGAAAACTCATTCTTTCTTAACTCCCAAAAACCAATGAAAGCGCCACAGGATCGACATAACCGACGATGTCACTGGTCGTAATCACAACATCGCCAACCCTTCCGGCGACAGAGGTAACTAGACCGCCGGCGGTAGCCTGTTTCGCTGCCTGTTGTGCCGCGGCGGCAGAAGCGGCGGCGTTTGTTGCGCTACTGGCAGCGTCAGCCGCAAAGCCATTCGCTGACACGACGCTTTGAGTTGCCGAAGTCGCATTCAACGCAGCCACACCTGCCGATGCCGCGGCTGCGTTCTGACTCGCCACAGCGGAGTTCTGGCTTGCCAGCGCAGCGGCGGCGGCACTCTCAGCGGCATCCTGACTGGCCGCTGCCGCATTCTTGCAAGTCAACGCATTTGATTCGGATGTCGCCGCCGAAGCCGCACTGGCTGTCGCGGAGGTCGCAGAAGTCGCCGACGAACTTGCGCTTGTTGCGGCAGCGAGTTCAGATACATGAGCCGCCGCGGCACTTGTCGCCGCATTTGTGGCTGATGTTGCCGCCGCATCAGCAGAGGCCGCCGATGTCGCCGCCGAAACAGTCAGACCCGATATTGCCGTTACTGCTTCGTCTTTTGCCGCGATTGCGGCTGTCGAGGCCGACGCGGCATTTGCAGCCGACGACGCCGCATTCGTGGCCGATGTTGCAGCAGCGGCGGCGTCAGAAGACGCCGTAGTGGCGCTTGCGGCTGCTGCCGCCTTGCTTGCGGCGGACTGACTCGCGTTTGCTGATGCGGCTGTCGCGCTCGCGGCTGCATTTGTGGCCGATGTTGCGGCGGCGGCGGCATTCGTTGCTGTATTGGTTTCGGCGGCGATAGCGGCACTAGCGCTTGTGGCGGCGCTTGTTGCGCTCGTTGCCGCCGCTGCTTCTGACGCCGCCGCGTTCGTCGCGCTCAATACGGCGTTGTTCGTCGCCGTCTGAGCTGTAGCGTCATAATCCGCCCAGGCCGTTCCACTATAGATGCGCATTTTATGCGTTACGGTGTTGAAGTATTCGGCACCGGCGATAAGCGGGTTTCCGTTTCCGTCAACTGTTGGATCGGCGGCCAACTCTCCAAGAAATACCGCTTTGAAAGATGCCAATGATGCTGCGAGGCTGCTCGCAGAAGACTGAGCAGATGTTGCGCTCGCCCCCGCACTGGCAGCGGCCGCCGTTGCGCTGGCAGCCGAGTTTGTAGCGCTAGTAGCTGATGCCGCTGCCGCCGTCGCGCTGGTGGCCGCCGCTTTCGCCGACGTTGCCGCGTCTGCTGCCGACGATGCAGACGACGCCTTATTCGACGCGACAATAGCCGCATCACTGATCACCGTTGCCGTATTCGTTGAAACCGTATCGGCGGCGGCGACAACGGCGTTGTACATATCGGCGTATTGTCCCAAGCCGCTCGGCGCCACAGAATGAATCATGTCCTGAATGCGATTCATTGCATGAGTGAAGATTGCGGCAGTACCAACGTCGCCCTGAGCAATCGTGGGTATGTTATCTGGGTATGTAAAATCCCGAGAGAAGACGCATGGGACGGGATTGATTAGCGGCGTCACGCCCTGATACGCACCGGTCAGCGTCACTACCGTATTTGTTCCATCGAATGTCGCGTCCGTGGCGACAAAATAAGGAACAAGCTCAGACGCAACCATAAAGATCGACCGCGCCTTGATTTGAAAGGCCACGTTCTGGCCAGAAATTATAACTTTCTGGCTGCCGTTCGTTACCGATGCCGAGGTTTTATACTGTGCCATGATGCCGTCTTATGGATGTTGAGGACATTGTATATCAGTCAGTCGTGACTTACAAGCCATCACCAAGCGATTAACTCAATCTCTGCGACATCGGTCGCCGCGTCAATCTGCTGTCGCAAGGTTCTTGCTCGCTCATGACAAGAATTTACATGCTGCCCAAGCGCTACTCCCACAGCGATCATGTCTGCGGCATTGAGCGTTCGAACCGTGTTGTCAGAAAGCGTCCAGTCGATTGTGAAGTTAGCGCCAGTGATCGTTGCCAATTGAACCGCGCCCTGAATCCTGCTCTGACTGGTCGGGTCGCTGTCGAACCTCGAACCATCCCAGACGAACCCTCCTACTTCCAAAGCGTCACGCTTCATCTTGATTTCTTTCCACTTTGCGTTCTTGTGATCCTGCACGGTGCGCGGGTCCACCCACTGTTTTGTGACGTAATCGAACTCGTGAAATTTCGAAGGCTGTGGCCCTTTATCTACGGGCATCCCAGTAGTCATATCGTGATATTGCGTTTGCAAATTCACCTTGCCGATATATACGCGCGTCAGGTCTTCAAATTTCATTCCTTCTTTGTCGCCTATCGCCATTGCGATGTACCGACCATTGCTGTCAAACCTTGCAAATTCAATCATTATTTTTTCGATCCAAAACAAACAAGACTCGCAACCCTGGAAATCCAAGGGCCGCCATCGCCCCAGTCATCGCCAAGATCGACCTCGATGCGCCACCATCCGGCATACGGAATCTGAACAGAAGAAGAAAACGGCACATTCGTCACCCATTTGCCATTAATAGAGACGCTCTCATAGTAGAAGTCGCTTGTGAAGCCAGAACTATTAGCCAGTCTTAAGCGAGCGAAGCAATTTGTTGAGCCTCCGTCATTTTCGGCCAGAATCGTCAAAATTACTGAAATGAAAGCTGGCGCATCCATCCATTGCCAACCGCTAACAATCTCACTCTTACTTTCGCTGTGTGCGGCGTGAGAAACGCCTGGATATGCCAATACGTTCAACGGCACAGTGACGGCATTGTTGCCAATCTTCAACGTACTTACCGCAAGGTCTCCGATCTTTGCCGTATTGATCGCCGCATCCTCGATCAGCGTCGAGCGCATAACGACCTTTGTCTGGCCGTTGACCTGACCAATGGTAAATGGATGATTTTCTGTTGTTGGGCCGGTCGGGGTGGCGATGGAGAACTTATCGGCGCGAATCAAAAACTCGCTTGTTGGCGTTCCGTTCACCGTTGTCGAAGCGAGACCAAAGCCGGACACATAGCCGTTGTTATCTACCTTGACGGTGTACTGACCGCTCAATCCGTCAATGGATGACTGTTGCACCGAAATCGCAGTAGTGTTTGCGCCAACTGTGGTTTGTAGCGTACTGATCGAGGATGCGTTCGCGCTATCCGCCGTTGCCCTGGCTGTGGCCTCCGTCTGAATCGCCGCCATGTTCGAGGCGACATTTGCCGAAAGCGTTGAAATTTGCGTGGATAGAGCGCTGTCGGCGTCGGTTCTTGCGGTCGTCTCTGCATTGATCGCCGCCGTGTTGCTATTTGTCGTCGCCTGAACCACGTTAAGTTGCGTAGCGAGCGAACCATCAGCGTTTACTCGCGCGGTTTTCTCTGTGGTGATCGCTGCGGTATTCGCATTAAGCGCCGCAGTCAGCGTATTGATTTGCGTCGCAATTGAGCTGTCGGCGGTTTGTCTCGCACTGCTTTCGGTCGTAATTGCGGCACCGAGCGTGTCAGCCTGATCTCGAAGGCGCTGATTCACGGAACCTGCAACCGTAAATGGATCGTCGATCAAGTTGATGCGGGCGCGAAGCTCTGGCACAAGCATTGAGTCTTTAAGAATGTTATCCGCGATAGCCTCGGCGTCAATCTTGGTTGTCGAACACGCTACCACGCAACCGTCTGTCAGCGCGTACTTGCCGAAGGCGTCGTAACCGACGATTCGCACAAAATACTGCGACATCGGAATCAGCCCACTCATTTGAACTTTCGTGTCTGGGCCATCGTAGACAAGATTGTTCGCTGTCATTTCAACCGCGTTGTCCATGCCCATCCACATCATTGCCCCGACGTAATCAGAATCGGCAGGTTTCGCATATTGCAACGAGAATCCGTCAAACGACCCAACTGATGCGATTTGACCGCAATCAATTGTTGGCGGCGGATTGTACGCTTCTACCGTGCCAGGATTTCCGAGCCTGTTGTCGGTTGTTCTAACGCGAATCTCAACCATGAACTGACGATTTGGATGACCTTGCGTGTCTGCCCAATTCATATCGAAGGTATAGACAAAGTGCGGCGCAGTCACATATTCTGTGCGAAGAACCGTGTCGTTCGTCGTCAGAATTTTTACTTCCCAATCCTTAAAGTTAGGGTCTGCCGTACCGGCGTCGGCGCCCAAAGGTTCGGAGCCAAATTCATAGCTCTTGGTCGTCGAGTTGAGACGCCAATTGATATTGCAGTCTTTGCCTTGGAAGAAGATCGTGACGCCTGTTGTGTCTCCCGGCTTCGGCGGGTTCGCATTGATTCCGGTCGGTGTAATTGTGTATTCCGGGGCCGCATCGTATGGCGCACGTTTGCCGTTAATGTCGTAAGCCACAACCTTGAACTTCATTGGCTGTCCAACTACAGCATCAGTCACGTATGACTTACTTGAACCACCAACAGAACCGACGTTTTTTAGCGTTTCTCCAGCCACGCTCAAGTAAATGTCGGCGCCAGCGTAGTTGCCTGACAGCGGATAGTCCCAGGTCAGATAAATCTGGTCTTTTGAGCCTGTTGCTGTAGCCGCAAATTCCTCATAACCATCAAGAGAGCGAACCTGGCTGATGATTGCGACACCACCGCCTACAGTTCCATTAGTTCCATTCGTAACCACATCATAGTCGGTCACGCGGTCTGTTAGGTTATAGACGGCGGGGTTATATTCGATTGCCTGAATGGTGCGCGTGTGGTCGCTTGATCCGGAAATAGACTTGATGCGAAATGTTTTCTTGACCTTCGCGGTTTCGCCAAACATAAAGTTAGTGAACTGAGCCGGTGCAACCGTTAATGTTTGCTGTAACGTGATTGAAGTCGTCGTGCCTACTTGCAGCACCACGTCTCTTTCGGCAATTATGTCGCCGTCCATCAAGACGAGCGCCTTATACATTTTACCGGCTTCCATCGTCACCGGCCTGTCCAGAATCAATGTCCCTGTCGTGCATCCCGCCTCTAACCGACCGGCAACTCCCCAGTCGGGCATGTCATGCTGCACATAGATCAAGTCGCCAATAGTGCAGGCAATCGCATCAATCGAAGCGTCAAACGTGACCGTCTGTCTAATCAACTTGTTCATGTTGAGCAGGAGTTGAATCTCCTTGTCGGCGCGATTTCTACCTACAATACCGTACAACGTCACGGTCGATGTCTTTTGTGGCTCGCCTGTTTTTAACCTGTCGAAATCATACGCCTTAATGGCGGTTTGCTTGTATTTGTTCGTATAGTCGAAGAACTGAACTTCAATCTCGTTAGCGCGATCAGCAAGCGGCAACCAGTTGATACTGAAGCTGCCCTCGATGATGTTTCCCATGCCAAACATCATAACAGGCGTATCGGCGCGCTCAATCGCCACCGAGAAGCGCGTGCCGATATTTACGATCTGCGCGTGACCACAGCGAAATACATACTGAAGCACGTCCCAGACATTCATGCTCTGATCGAGAACGCCGTTAAACTCCAGCTCATTGAGGTCGCAATAGGCCGCCCATTCCGTGAATTTTGGAATGTCAATTCTGCTTGTGGCAAATCCCGCGCCATACCTCGCATTGGTTAGAATATCCCAGGCGACATTGGCTGGATTCGCATTGTTGTTAGAGCCTAGCGGGGCATTGATAACTACACCGTGGTTGAGATAGGTGACGGTTGGCATACCGCTGATCTGGTCAGACAGCGCAATCTTGATTCCCACCAGCGCCGTGTTGTTATAGCTTATATCGTCAAAATTGATCTCGTTCACGTCAGACAAGTAGCACTCATCCAGAAACATCGAATCAGTCTGCTTTGGCGTCTTGCGACGAATGCGAAACTCGTACTTCGCCCTGACTGATGACTTCGGCGTGAACAGCGAACGACGCACGGCAGAACGTGACTTTTCGGCGATGGTATAACTACCGCCAGGGCCGGAGGTATAGGCGACCGCTTCATCCCAGGAGACGGAAATGGTTCTGGTACTAAATGTGTCCGGCGGTATGGAGCCATTAGCCCAACTATCCTCCGTAATGGAAATGTTTGAGATGCTCGGGCCGATTGTTACGCCGAACTTGGACGCGAGTAAGTCAGAAAAGGCGGTATTTCCACAGAGCGCTGCCGGCGACCCGAATGGCGTTACTGAGGTGGTGAGGTCTGGCGCAAGCGTCCCTATCAATGTGCCTTCTACGTTTGAGAACGTCTTGCTATCGCTATGATGAACGATATGCGATGCACCTGAGACAATCGCCACGGGCGTCGTAAGCGGCGTCCAATCATTGAGGTTGACAAGCTCCGTCGAGGCCGGACGCGCTTCGATTTCCAGCTCTACAGAATACGCTTCCGTATTACCGCTCGAACTGTCGATCTTCGCCAGTCCACCAGGGAACACCACGTCGAAACGGGCCTGATCTACCACGTCTGTCGTGGTATGATAAATCCAGTCTGTTGTCAGCTTGAGCTGTTTTGAGACCGGGACGATCACACTCGCAAACCAGGGGATAGACGTTTGCGATGGTAGGCCAAGCCTGATTGCGCTTTCCATCTGCGTGTAGTCGGCGATTGGCTGATCATTGACTTCAATATCAGAAATCATTGACACCGGGCCTTCACCAGCGTTATACAGCAGATAAACCATTTGACTATCTGTGCCGGCTGGTATTGAGCCATCGGCGCTGGCCGTAGTGGTCGTGTAGTTTTCGACGTACCCATTTACCAGATTGCCGGCCATGCGAAATTTACCGTAGCAGACCGGAACCGCAATCGCCTCAAGCGAAGAATTCTTAGGACCGTCAATGCCGTAAGAGCGACTGTTGGCAAACGTGGAGGACTGACCTTGAAGCGGCGAGACGGGGAGCATAGCGTTGACCAGCATCGAGCCGGCAATCGTGACGCCTGCCGTCACCATCATTCCGACAGGTGTCGCCGCGAACGTCCCGGCGGTGGCCGCGACAAAGCTGTCTCCGCCAATGGCGTTTGCCAAATATGGAGCGTAGACCGTCACGGCGATCATTGCTATGAGACGTATAATGCTTTTGCCGCCACCGCCGCCACCCTGTGGCACTGGGCAAATGACCAGATTGTCGCCGGGAGAGACATGGGTCAAATCCCATTCGTTTTTCTCGATAATGCGACCGTTAATCGACGCTACGAACTCGCCTTCATACTTTTCGATGCACTCAGCAATGGTCAGTTCTGGCGACCAGTCATGCGCTTCTTTTACGTGTTTACGCACATCAAACGGATTAACGATTCGAATGATGTCAAAAGATTTTGAGTCCGCGACAAGAACAACTGGCGCGGCGAAGTGCGTGGATTTATTTTCCGACATATTTGTAAAAACCAAGAATGCGACGTTTCCAATCGGACAGACGTTCGATACAAACGCCACCGCTTTTATCCCACGTATGAATGAACCGCCCGTCACCAATGCAGTAGCCGACGTGCATGAACTCCGAAGCTCTAAACAACACAACAGCGCCTTTCACTTCCTCAATCTGTTCCCAAAGGTGCAGATCGCCAATCATTAGCGCGGCAATGCGCGATGCATCAGATGGACTAATATAGTCTGGAATGTCGATGCCCTTCTCACTCTTGTAGAGATGCATCACCAAGCCCCAACAGTCGTACTTGTCAGGGCCACGACCGCCATATTCAAATGGCGTACCGATCAGTTCGGAGTAGTCGGTCATGCGTACCTCATTCCGTTGCTATTGATTCCAGGAAAGCCGCCGTAGCGGGCCTGGTTAAGATGAGCTTCGCAGCCGTTGGGGCCGGCCAGACTCAGATCGCATGTCGTCAAGGCGCCGACATAACCGCATTCAGCGCTCATATAACGCCAGCCGCAGCGACCGTGAAACTGACGACGGCGAGGAAAGATGATGGACAGTGAGTTCTCTGCGCCGAGCGTAAGCGTCGCCACGTAGTTGTTTGCCGATGCGCCGACAATCTTGAAATACTCGATCACTTCGATGCCGGCGTCCAGATTGCCGGAATTCACGACAATGATTCGGCAGTTAGAACCCACACCACCGCCATACTGCTGCATGTAGGACTGGAAAGTTCCAGTGTAGTCATTGATCGTAATCGTGACGCTAGGCTGACCGCCTGCATCATTCTTGACGTTGATGTCAAACGAGGTCTTGATGTAGGTATTGCCGTTGAAGACCAAATCCTCGGTATTGCGAACGAAGTAGCCTGTTCCGAATGATGCTCCCGTATCAAAGTCGATCAGATCGACCTCCAGACAAATAAGCCAGGGTGTCTGTGAGTCGATGCTGTTTTTATCTACTGCCGAAGCAAGTGAAAGTGGTTGTGCCATTTGGGTCGCCTAGTAAGTCACGGGTGAATTGTCTCACTAAGCCTGCTCAAGTTCAATAGTGGGACAATCCCAACGATGATGACCGCCAGCGCCGACGTATTTGAACTCCATCGGCTTCGTGAAGCGCACCTGATAGCTCGCATTGTCTACCGGATTGAGCCACAAGAATATAACGCTGCCGCCCGACACAGAATCCCAGAAGACTTCGAGCGTTGCTTTCTGATCGCTAGATAGATCGGAGAACCCCGTCCTGAATGTCTTACGCGCTTTGCGAGTGTGACGCGGGCGACTCACTACATAGCCGCCCTCCATCTTCGACTTGATCGCCACGTCTTCCGACGTTACTGAGTAATACTTTGAATCCTGAATATCGGCCAATGGAAAATTCAGCATTATGCGAGCGCTCCTTTCATGCCGTCTCTAAATGGGCCAGGTTGCGTTACTGCACCAAGCACGATGTCAAGAACGATCTGTTTGCCGTCGATGCGCGGCTGACCCTGTTGTTTCGCCTGAACTGGCGTGCCAGATTGATTGACGACGTTTACGGTGATGTTGGTGGCTGGACCACTATTGTTGCCGCCATTCATGGTGACTGGAATACTACGACCGTCAGGCAGCGGCACGTAGGCTTCCGGGCCAGCCTCGCCAAAGATCGCGACCTGCGGGGAATTTACAACACCACCGCCGGCGTACATATTGAGTGGCAACGGCCCCATACTGGTCATGATGCCGCCTTTGGCGAATTGAATCGGCGAAGCCATCTGCGACATTTGGTAATCCCAACCGGATTGCGGATTCATGATGGAGCCAGTATTAGTCGCGTCACCGCCGCCAAACAAACCACCAAACAAACCACCAAACAAACCACCAAGACCACTGCCGCCACCGCTCGCAGAACCGCCCATTGCTGCCGCTGCGGCACTTGCGGCGTTCGCAAGTGAAATCAGCGACGTTGTGGCGTTCTGCTCCGCCATCATCTTCGACGACATCCCCGCTATTTCGGAACCCGTCTTTAGCGCAGTATCGACGGCGGCATTACCGAGTCCTTCGGTTGCCTTGCCGGCACCAGTGATAGAGTTCCAGAAGTCTCTGAGACCGCCAGCGGCCTTGTCGAGCAAACCACCGATACCACCTGCGGCTGTCGTAGCTGCGCCGTTTACTCCTGGCGCCGCAGACTTGTCAGAAACAGACGCGCCTTTCAGCCAACTGCCAAGACCATCGAACACGCCTTCGACCGCGCGGCCCATCGTCTTGTCGAGCTGCATTTTGAGAACGTCCTCTGTCATACCAGACAAGAATCCCTTCCAATCTGCCCTGCCCTTGATGAGCTGAGTGGCGAACGTATTCAAGAAGCCTCTGCCCCAATTGGCACTCAATTGGTCAACTTGCTTTCTAGTATTCTCCCATTCTTTTACGAGCTTCTGGAGTGGCGTTTTGAGCATGTCTGCCTGAAGATTCGCAGCTTCCTTCGTCCATTCTAAATGAGCCTTCTCAAGATTCTCCTTATCTCTAATCGCCCTCGCGTAATCTTCGCTGTCCTTGTCGTATCCGGCCTTTTTGTAGTTTTCAATCTGCTCGTTCAGCGAAGCCACGTTGCTTTGGTATTCGCGCTCGACCTTGAGGTTTTCTTCGATGTTCTTTTTTACTTTGATATCGTTGTCGTCCGGAGCCAGTGTATTTTTAATGGATTGCGACTTCTCCTTCAGCGCCTCAGTCATCAAAACGGAATCCAAGCGGGCGCGACCAAGCAAGGCTTCTGTCTTGTTTTTTTCGTAACCGGCGTCATTAACACCGCTCGCTTCCTGACGGGCAAATTCACGCTTGAGCGCTCGCATTGCATCCGACTCTTTCAGCAGACCGTTTTTGAGTCTGTCCTCTGCGTCTGCCGCATCTAGCGTTGCCGCCTTCGCGCGTTCTTTTGCGAAAGAAATTGCCTTAATCTGACCTTCCAGTCTCTTACCTGCCTCACTGGCGTCAATCCACTCCTTGACCGTGCGCGTTACGCCAGCGTCATCCTTGTAAGACCCATCCATATCGAGATTGTCGATACCGTTGCCGCCCTTACTGTCTTTCTTAAACAAACGCTTTGACGGGTCGTGACCTTTGTCGAACTGACCGCCGAGCCAATGTTCTTTGAAGGCCGCTTCAGCCTGAGCGCGATACGAATCATCGCCAGTCATGATCGTGTCGAGCTTCAGTTTGTCAATTGTTTCCCTGCCCTGCAAGTTGGCGAGAGACTGAAGGAATAGGTCTTCGAATTGGCGTTTGGGCCTGCCGGGGTCGTTCGCCGCGTTAATTACAGCCTGGTCCGATGCCGTAATGCCGGTCGAAATGTCGTCGCCTTTATTACGCGCCCCTTTTAATGCGCCCTTCGCAATTCTCTCTTCTTCGGAATACAAATCCGCGCCGTTCAATTTTGGGCCTACGTTCTTACTTCTTGCCAAGAGTTGAGCGGCTACCGCCTTGTTATCAGCGTCTTGCTTGTCCAGATTTGCCTGAATTTGAGACTGCTCTGCGCGAAGAATCTCAAGCTGCCCCTCTCTTTCCTCGACCAGCGGCTTAAAATCCGCGCGACCGGACGAAACCTTTGCCTTATACTTCTCCAGTTCCGCCTCTTTCTCGGCAATGTCTGCGGCGTTTCTCTTTCTATCCTCTATCGTGGACATGCCGTCACGAGCGGCCTTAGCGCGACGGGCAGCATCCTCTGCCTTTCTTGCCGCATTGCCAGCGGCATCACCCCACTTGTCCCAAGCGAGTGCACCAAGCGTTAGCGCAATGCCAATTAGACTAAGCGGGCCACCCAACAAACCAACAGCGCCAGACAAAACTCTCGAACTTACACTCGCCGCGCGTTGCGCCGCAGACAACGCCTTGCTCGCAACCACATGCTCCTGCGTCGCCGCAGACGCCGCTCTTTGAGCTGGAATGAGAACGTTTTGAACCGCCGTCAGTCTTTGCATACCAGACATCGCGTTCACATGCGCCTGAGCTTCTTGCAATTTCAGGTTTGTGAACACTCTCGTCGCGTCAGTGGATCGCACTGTAGCTGCCAGGTTTGCGATATGCGCGGCGGTAGATTCTTGCGTTTTCGCATTTACGCTACCAAAGCCCGTTGCAAGGTTTCTAATGGCAGACGACAGGTTTCCCACAACGCCAAACACGCTTGCGAATCCCTTGAATGCCATCACTACGGCGGTTGCCGCTGCCGCAACCGTCATCAGTTGAAGGGTAAGTGGATTGTTCTTGGCGAACTCGCTAAAGCCTCTCACTATGTCGCCAACAACGTTCAAAACTTTTTGCAATGTAGGCAGCAACGTATTGCCGACAAGTATTGCCAGGTTGCTGAGTGATGCCTTCACCTCCTGTACTGATCTGCCATACGTTTTTCTGGCTTCTTCATCTACGGCGTCAATTCCCTTGGCGCCGCTCATCGTATCAACCTGATGCTTAATTCTCTCCTGTGAACGCGGGTCTCCAGCAACCATCATCGCCGTTGCGGCGGTTGTCGTGATGCCGAGTCTTGCAAGGTACTGAGCGACCGCCGCAAGTTGATTTGTAGGGTCGTTTATATCGCCGCCCTGATAGAACTTTTTTACATTGCCCTTTTCTTGAGTGTACTTGATGATCTGCGGCATTATCTTTTGAACCGCCGCAACTGGGTCTTCCATCCAGAGCTTTGCGTCTTTGAATCCAGCGCCTTTCGCTTCCCTCAAAATGTGAGCATTGTCTTTGGTCAGGTCTAGCCCGCCAGTATCGAGAACTCCCGCGCCAACGAACTCATTAACAGCCTGCGCCGTTTTGGCTTTACCAATTGCGTAAGCCTGCATCATTTTGAATGCAGTGCCTACAGTCGATACACCACCACTAGCGCCACCGCCATCGCCGCCACCGCCAGCAACTTTGAACTGATCAACAACGGCTGCAAGATTTAACATGCCATGATCGCTCAATTGACCAGCGCCCATGCCGAGGCGACGTAACACCGTTTCCATGTCTTGCGTCTCGACCTTACCCTGCGTACCCGTGATGATTTTCTGCATCAGCTCAAATGTTCTATTTGTAGCTTCTGGGTCTGCCGTCTGCTGACGCATTTCGACGACGCCGTAAAGGTTTCTGATCGTCGTTTGCATGTCGCCGTGTTCGGCGATACCAAGGAATCGCAGATTGTTTGCGGCCTTTACCGCGCTTGAAAGAGTCTTGTCAATTATTTCGGCGTTATCGTAACCAATAGACGCAATCGCTGACATGCGCGATTTAACAGAATCCAGTACCGATATGAACTTCAGCCCGTTACTCATATCGAACGCGCTATCCATGATCGCTTTGTTATGCTCTGACGAGTAATTGAGTGACTTAACAATCACCTCCGCTCGCTGCATTTGATCGGCGCCGGTTATGGACGACCCAAGTCCTCTCTCGATTCTTGACGCGCCCCAGAGTTGCGCCATGCCCTTCCACATCGTCGCGATCTGCTGCGCCTGCTGACGCTCGAAATCGGCAGCTTCACGCGCGGCCCTGATACGTTCTACCGCCGCCGCGCGAGCTGCGCGAGCCGACTCGTCAGAAGCCAGCTTGGATGCACGGGCAGCTTCTTTTGCCGCTGCCGCGGCAATTTTCTCAGCATCAGCTTTTTCTTTTGCTACAGCACGAGCAGCTTCTTTTGCCTCTTTTGCAGCAACCTTCTCAGCATCAGCTTTTTCTTTCGCTGCGGCGCGGGCAGCGCTGATGGCTTCTTTTGCGGCGATTTTCTCAGCATCAGCTTTTTCTTTCGCCGCTGCGCGAGCTGCACGGGCAGACTCCTCAGAAGCGAGTTTTGATGCGCGGGCAGCTTCTTTTGCCGCTGCCGCGGCAATTTTCTCAGCATCAGCTTTCTCTTTCGCCGCTGTACGGGCAGCTTCTTTTGCCGCTGCCGCGGCAATTTTCTCAGCATCAGCTTTCTCTTTCGCTGCGATTGCGGCTTTTTCATCTGCCGTAGCTTGTTCGCGCGTGAGCTGAATACCCTTGTCGATCTCGGCATTCTTCCACTTCAGCTCCTTAATGAGAATTTCGAGCTGTTGAATCTCCTGACCGACCTGAGCAGCCATACCGTCAAGGCTGGACGCTTCGCTGCGTAGCGCGTTGCCCTTTGGCGCGTTTTTGCCAAAATATAGCGATGCGTCGAGACGTTTCGCTGTCGCTTCCGCTTCCAGTTTAGACTGAATAGCACGCACTTCTGCGGCCATTTTCTCGCGATCCGCGATGATTTTGGAGTTGGTCTGTTTTTCGGACTCAAGAATGCGGAGTTTCGCCGCAACCGTCTTGGCCGCACTCGCTTCAGACACGTTGCCAGACGCGGCGTTAGCGCGGTCAAACTCAATGATAGAGGAAATGGCGCTCTTGATAGCCGGTGCGAGTTTGTTAATCTCCTCGGCATACTTCTTAATCCACTGATCGGCATTGATCGACGTGGTTTGCTTTACCGCCTTACCAAAGTCATCAACGTCTTTGGATGCTTCGCGAGATTTTTTAGATACGGTATCGAAGCCGCTGGCGACTGCCTGACCGAGCTTGCCGGCAAGACTGTCAACGGTCTTGTCCAGCATCTTGAATTTGTCGGAAACATTGAGAATTCCGGCGCTCAAGCCGGAAACGCTCTTTTCAAAATCGACCGAAATCTTGCCGACGCTCTTCAATTGCTTATCGAGCGTCTCCAGATTGGCGGTAGCTTTATCAATTGCCGAGGTGAATTTAGATACGTCTAACGTCAGGACGCTTTTGATTTCGCTACCACCGGCCATCTTGATTCCTTTATTTCATTTGTTTCGCAATATCCTTCAGTGCCGCGAATCCCTCTTCGTCACGAACGGCATCGCGCATTGGGTCTTCTTTGAGCTTCGCAACCGTGCCGATCTCCAAAATGAGACTCTGACGATAACTTTGCGTTGCTTCCTGGGTACTTTGACCGCACACCGCAACAGTCAAAGCTCTCATATCTCGTTGCGCCAGAATGCGGTCGATGTTCTGATTCAGCATCCAAAACGTCTTGACTGGCATTCCCATCAACTCGCGGTAGGAGAGCGAATAGAAACTCAGCACCCGACTAAAGAGAAACCCAAAGTCGAGTTCCTCAATGTCGGCGGTTCTTACTTTCCCGGCTGATCGTCACCTTCTTCGCCAGATTCCACGCCGTCAACATCATCGCCGCGAACGAAAGCGACGATCATGTTCAATTGGTCAAGTGACAGCTTTTTCAGGATCGCGGAGTCAATCGTCGGTACGCTGCGGCAAATCATATCCACGGTCGCTTCAATCTGCACCGCCAGGGAGTCGTCTTTGATGTCTTCCGCCGCCTTGGTGGTGGCAATAAAATTCTCGACAGTCATTTCCTCGACCGGGTAACTCACATTGCCGATAACGAGTTTGCGCTGTTCGTTGGTGTTCAATTTGTCAAGATTCAGAATCTTCATTCTTATGGTTCCCTTCGATGGTTGCATCCTCGCCAGAAGGCGAGGATTAGTCACGGGTTACTTACTGGATTAAACGGCGGCAGGATCGCCAATTGCAAACAGCTTGCCGGTTACAGGGTCGGGGTAGCCGTTGAACTCGCAGGAGAAGACGCGCTCGTTTTCCAGCTTGTACGCGAAGTTCAGCGCGCCTGCGGTAGCGGCTTTGAACACGGTGAAGTCTTCGGAGTAGTCGTTATTAGCCTTGGATACAGGATGCAGAACAAGCGGTCGGGCGATGTCCAACAGATTGTTGCCGACGCCGACCTGAACGTCAACGCGAGCAGGCGTACCATCAACGCCGCCTGTCAGCGTGGCCGCGGAAACAGTCACGGAGGCGCCAGCGGTGCCGGTTGCGATGGCAATACTGTTACCAAGAGAGCCTTTCGTAACGGACGTGAGGGTAACGGTTGCCGACGCAGCAACAGCGGTCACAGCGGCCAGAACAGCGTTGGTTGTTGCGTTAATCGCGGCAGCAAGGTTGGTCGCAGTTGCCGACGCAGATGCTCCAATCAACACTTCATTATTGGCGGCATTCGGGTTCGCCGCCTTGAATGTTACGGTCACGCCGTTGATCTTCACGGTCTGGCCGTCTGTCGGTTGCGTAGCAATGGTCATCGTGCCAGTTGCTTGCACACCGCCAGTTTCGTACAGCGTTGCGCCAGGCATGATTTCGACCAAGTTAGCCAGCGTGGTTTCAGCCAGCGGGCATTTCACCGTCACTTCGCGGCCCATGATGTACTCGTTGATCGGCGTCTTGCCGAACTGGTCAATCATAACCTTGTGGGTTTCGGTTTTAACGGTAACTTCCACACCGCCTTGAGTGTAGCCTAGATCGACGCCGTTATACAGCACCTTGCACACGCCGATCTTGACGTTTTTTGTATCGCTCATTCAAAAACTCCTTTGCAAAGAGAGAAATAAGTCAGTTGTGACTTATAGAGATTAACATAAAGGCTACTCAATGTCCATAGCCTCAACGTACTTATGGACGATGTTGGCGAGACGGGAATAAATGCCGTCTCTCATCGCCTCACTGGCGCGTTCGAGAAACTTGCCACCTACCTGAATACCTTGTGATGCCTGCTTCTCTTCCGACTTCGGCCCTAGATTCATGTCTCCAGCCGGCGTCAAATGCTCGTGCATGATCCAGGCATAATCGCCAACTGTTTTGCCGTCGCGACCGTCAACAGGCATATCATTGTCTACGTAAATTGTATATGCGCCGCCACCTTTGACGAACTGACCAAGAGCATTGCGCTCGACGCCCTCGTAGCGCACCTTGATGGCCTTCTCAAGATTACCTTCATCTATTGGCGCCATTTGGCGTGCTAAGTCCGCAACCTCACCGGCACATTTCTTCAATTCCGCATTTGCGGCGATAGAAACATCGCGAAGCCGCTGAAGTTGCAGCTTCAGCCCGTCCATGCCCTGAGTATTGAAGCTCATTCGTTAAATAACACATCAAAGTCAACGGCAAACTCAAGAAGGTTGCCCTTGGATAGCGGAAACACCACCGGCAGCGTTGCGGGTCGCATATATCGCACGTACATGGTGCCAATCTGCGTATCGTTCACAAGCAGCGCAGCGATAGTTCTTCGAATTAGAGCGTCGCCAGACTGATAGCCCTTTGCGCGAACAATCAGTTGAAATTTCGCCTTGTAGTAGCCTGGCAATTCGTAGTCAATCAATGTGCCTTGCAATTTATTTCTCAACAAAACCCCTTCTGAACACTCTGCCGGAATCATGTTGATGAAAATTGTACTACCTTGAGCACCGATGCCTTTAATTTCAAGGCGCTGTGCGAGCGGCATCAGATTCATTGTGCGCTCCAGAAAGTACAGGTAATCTGAACATGATCTGGCACTCCCTGTAGATTCTTACGGATAAACCTTGTCATGATGCGAAAAGTCAAACCATCAACCAGAATCACGTCGTCGATCTGTGCCACAGTATTCTTGTTTAGCAAAAATTCCGCATCGTCCTCAAATTCGCGAGCATTGCCGCGAGAAGCAGAAGTGTCAGCGCGAACTGAGGACTTTTCGTTCTTGATGTTTATCTTGACGATGGTGCAACGCTCCTTGACGTTGACACCCGGTATCGGCATACCATACACATCGTTTAAGCCGCGCTTCTGAATGATGCAATCTTGATTAGGACGGAACATAAGCCTTCACCAGAAGAGTCGAATTGGGATGAAAAATTCTTGAGCGAATATCGTCAAGCGCCTCATATCCAGGCGTGTCGCCGGTGATCGAAAAAGTCATGTCGATACCACTCTCGTTATTTCTGTATGCGGTCGCCAGATCGGTGCCGCTTGCAAGTATTTCGTCGAACTGCGTATCGAGCCAGGACTGGTAGCCAAAATCTCGAATCACCACGCGCATGAGCGTTTTTGCATCCCACTTGCGGTCAGAAGTGTCTGTCGTCTTGAAGTCGATGGTTCCGACCTTGCGCTGAATCAGCAACCCCGTTGCACTGTGCGCGTCCCGTATCAAGCGCGAGTAGTCGCCAAGCCCAGTCCTGCCGAGCTTCGTTACTTGCTGTACATTTTCAACAACCATCTTACGAACCAGCGTCAGAACTTCTTGTTTGCGGTGCGTGAGCGCGACATCAAGCTCTTCTGAGTCACCAACGTGCATCGGGCGCAGGTATGCGTCGATCTCGGTCTTGGCGATGTCATAGAACGCCCTACCGAGCGCATAGGCATCAACCTGAAGGTCGACCAGTGCCTTTGGCGTAATCTCAACACCCGGTGCCTGCATGGACTGGTAGCGACCAAACAGCGCAAACAGCAGCAGGCCATATTCGCTCGTCAGGCGGTCAGCCAGATCGTCGTAGATCACGACTAGCCCCTGCCAACACGCTTCGAGAA